ACAGTCGCTACGCTCGTCAAACCATTGTATGTCCTGTGTAAGACACCCAGAATCCATACACACTGTCAGTAGTAATGTCCAAATAACTTCCATAATCTTGCCTTATTATAATGACCGATAGGTAAGACCACTGAGGAGCAGTGCTAAAGTACAGCCTTGGCTAACCATAGTATACTATAGTATATCTATATATGTAACCAAGGCTCTTCCTTAAAGGGGTACTTTAGAGATTCAACCATCCTGTTGAACCCTGCTCCTTGTGTCCTGAATTAATACCTGACATGAATTTATCTAGTTCCACATCCAGTAATTCTTCTTTTCTTGTTCTGATTTCTGTATCTGCATCAGCAGCCATCTGGTCCACCCAGTACTGGACTGCCATAGCAAGAACGTCAAGTCTGTCGTCATGTGCTAACGCTCCTCTTTGTTTGGTAATCCTAGTCATCTGGTATGTGAGCATATACTTTATGCCCTTCTCAGGTGGCATAGACTGAACACTATCGTAATCCCTTTGGATGACCTTAGGGTCTATAACTAACCTATGCTGGTTCATTACAGGCTCAAGTGTATCTATGATCCTGTGTTCCTTCTGTTTACTGTGTCGGACCTCTTCTATCGTCACTGGATGTGTCTTCAACAAGTAAGGCTTGAGCAACTCAGTAAACATACCGTCACCAAAGTTACTCTCAACAAGCACTAAATTAACCTTATGTATTTTAGCTAGGTCACACAAGTGCTGTAAGGTACTATCAGAGTACCCACCTTCTACCCCACCAGCATCTACTACGTGCAAGAAACCATTAAGCATCTTTACAATAGCGTATGCAGTCTCATCAGAGCCTCTACCAGAGGGGTCAATGGCTAGAACGCTACCTGTATACCCTGTACGGCCTATGGTGTCCTCAGGGGCGTAGAACTTGTCTCCTGACAATCCTACGTTTGGTAGCTCATCTAGTGGTTTAAAGATACCATACACTAGTTTTTCAGGTGCAGTATCCTTATCACAGGAGTAGATCATTAAGTCACTTAGTTTAAGGGGGTATTTGTTTGCATCAGATAGTGAAGTATCCAACATAAATTGCAAAGCAAAGCCACTTCTACCATAACTTAGTTCTCTTTCCAGTAAGTCTGTGTCATCAAATCGTTTAGGGTCTGTAGGAAGCCCATACACGGCCTCTAGGTTTGTCTGTAAGGATTCATACAGCATAGGAGCTAACCTGCCCCCATACGCCTTTTCTGAGCGTTCTATGGTGGGGTAACGTGCAGGCCATACTCTCATCTGGTAGCCACGCCCCAGCAAGGCATTGTAGAGAGACATTTCATTCTGGGGTGTACCAAGGTATATAATCCTACCATCAGGCTTGAGAACAGCGTCAAACTCCTTAACAGTCTCCCCAAGCTTCTCCCGCATCATATGTGTCATGCTGTTGTTGGGTACTTCTACGTCATCAGCAATGATAATATCTGCACGTGAACCTGTAAGCTGTCCAGTGACCCCCACAGACTTCACTGAGGGGCTTCCAGAGGCTTTAGCGGGGGCTACATCAAAGGCTATCTTAGACCACCTCTGGCCCTCTCTAGCAACCAGATGCTGGCATATAGGGAGTTCCATGATGATACGCTGGGTAAACGTAGAGAAGTCATCAGCACGTGCCTTAGACGCAGACACAACCATAAACTTTAGCTGTGGGTCTAGGAGTAGTTGATGTACTACGTAAGCAGCAGTGATGTAGGATTTACCTACACCACGGAAAGCCTCAATGATACAACGCTTGGGGCTATCCTGTAGATAGTTTGCTATATCATATTGTATAGGGGTAGGCTCTGGTAGGCCAAGGTGTTGCCACACAAGGTATGTAAAGTTTCTAAAGTCTTTAAGTTGTTCTGGAACATTAACCATTATCTATTTCCAAGTGCAAACTTTATTTTTTCTATGTCTATTTCTAACTGGTGTACTTTTTCAATAGTATCTTGTACATTTTTAGGTGGCTGAAAAGCATCAATCCACTGATCGTTTTCTTCTACTTCAGCCATAGCTAATTCAAGATTGTGTTCTAAAAAAGAAATTCGCTCTGTCAACCCGAAATAAACCCAAACTGATACGGCTGTAAAAGCAATCATACTGATTAAGTTGCGTAGGGGTATGGTGACTTCTGAACTTTCATTTAACTTGTGGGCTACTTGTTTCATTGTAGCTGTTCTCCAACCTCAAACGGCAAGTCTTTTAAAAGATTAGCCATAGGACTTTCTGCTGTAATTACATCAAGGGAAGCACCATTGTCTTTAAGAAACTTGACAGCTACTGACAGTTCGCTTGCTGTTGCTTCTCCACCCTGTACTCGCATAAGCAGTTCTTTGGTGACTGCATCATGCAAGGTATCCATCAGTTCTTTTTCTGTCATTTTGGTTTTCTTCCCATAGTCTTTCTTATGCTTTTAAAACCTGTAATAGTTCCCTTAATAGCTTTACCAGCATAGTAACCACCAGCAGTTAAACCAGCACCAGCTATACCCTGTGATAAAGTATTAGCTATGTTATAAGCTGTATCACCATCAAGCATTACTTTCTTTTTATACTTATTAGTATTCTTAGGTTTTGTAGGTATCTTCACTGCCACTCTCCTGTACGGATTTGATCCGTCACTTCTATAGCTCTCTGGCCTACTTGTTTAGCCCAGCGGCTGTTAAGGAACTCGTCTGCTGCCATATCGTAGCTTCCGTCCTTTAGCAGAGCCATTGCGTTTACGAACTTGCTCACTGTCCCTATCCCTACGTTGAAGGTGAAGTTGATAAGGGCTGCTAAACGTACCTCGTCTAGCTCTGACATCCAAGGAAACTTTGTCAGTAGTTGGTACTTGGCTTCTTGTATATCGTTTTGTAGAAGCATCTCTGCTTCCTCTTCCGATATTCCTACGTCTTCCAGATTTCTTCCAATACCTATTGTGAGTTTGTTTGCTGTGCATTTGTAAGGTTTTAATTTTATTCCCTCATGGCGTTTTAGTTGTTCTATAAGGCTCATGTGTTATTTCTTTCCAAACATCTTTGTTGCACCTTTGATACCAAAGCTTGCAGATACAATAATTCCTAAGGTATATCTATACCAATCCGGTGTCATAGACAAAGCCTCAAAGCCTCGCTCTACGTATTCTACAGTAAAGGGCAAGAAACAAAGCAGCAATGGTATGCTGAACAAAATTGTAAGATATTCGTCTTTCCAACTATCCTTTGCGCCATCTATTGCTGCCTTATCCCAGTCAATCTCACCAGAGATTTTCTTTTCCATAAGGCTAGTCTCTGCTTCAATCTTAACTAGCTTTTGTTTTGCTTTAGCTTTCTTGGTATCTACATAACCTTCTACGGCACTGCTGGCTACACCAAACAATCCCTGTAGTAATACACCCATCATAGCTTTTGTCCTTTTAGTTTCTTACAACGCCAATCCCTAGGACGCATATCACCCTGATCCATTTTTGTGATCTCGTTGCCCATTTCATAAGCCCTAGCTTTACATTGATCGTATGTATCATACGGACCACGTATGTCTACAAATTCCCAACAATCAGTGGGTACAGACAAACTACAGGCTAGTACTAGTGTTTTAAACATAACTCATCGCTTTCGCTACAGAAACCATAACGGTTATAAAAAGACCTATGGCTATTATTAGGATAGCAGTAACTAACACAACAGTTTTCATAGTCTCTTCAAATTCCTTATCTTTCTGTATCTTATATCGCCTAGCTTTAGCTTCAGCTTCTCGTTGTTCTTGTAATCTTTTAGCTCGTTCAGTCAGAATACCTTTCCAAGTACCGTGACCAAAACGCATGTCAACCATAGTGGCTACTTCCTGCAATTTCTCTGCTGCGAGTTTAGCGTCTATGACTTCTTTTGCTACAGTATCTACCCCAAACTGATCCCCAAGTCCTGCACCAGACTTCTTGTTTCTGGCTTGTTGGATTTGTTTCTCACCTGTAAACAGGTCATCAATCTGGCTTGCTATTTGTCCAATATCTTGAACAGTGCTAATGTGCGTCTTAATAAAGTCCACACTCTGTTTAACTAATGCAATTCCTGCAAGGGCAGTACTGATAGGTTCCATGATAGTTCCTTATAGCTTCATTAACAGGGATGCAGCAAGACCAACGACTATTACCGTTGACCCCATAATCATAGCTTCCAAACGCCACAGACGCTTGTCTAAGCCAGACAGTTTGTCTTCTACACTTGCGTACCTTACGGCACACTCCTTTTCGTGAGCCTCAAGTTCCAAGGCTACACGGAGTTCTGGTGTGACTGACTGTTCCATCTTCATTACGCAGCGATTTCCATAAGTATAACTTTGGATTTATTACCTTCATTGTTTCCAACACTGGTTCCAGCAGAATTGTATTTCCTACCTTCAAAAGTATAAGTTAATTGACTTGTTGAAGAAGGGGTATCTAAAAAACTAACACGGTCTGTGCCACGCAAATCTATAAACCCACCATTATTATAAAAGTAAGAATGATATGTACTCGCTGTTTCTTCAACTGACGAACCATTACGGAGAATTCGCCAACCCGTTCCAACATCACTGCCTGAAGTAACTTGCATTCGGTGTTGAGGTGTAAAATCAACTAGTATTTTACTGGATGTACTAGATGGAGTAATCAATGCTGTAAGAGCTATAGAAGTCCAGCCACTATGATTAAATGTTACGTTACTGCTAGTACCAGTGTCAGCATAAACAACTTGCAACACTGTACCACTAGGCAAACCAGCAGATGTGACTGCGCTAAGAGACGAATTGTTTAGTTTTATTAAAGCCATAATATCTGTCTCCTATCCTATTAAATAACCTGAAAAGATTGCATCCGCTGGTCCCGCATAATAGTCAACGCCCCCAGCAACAGCAACTGTAAGTTCATCTCCAGCAGTTAGCGGGTGTATTGCTGAAAAAGAGACATTGTTATAGCCTGTTGAACTAACCTCTTCAAAATAGCCTCTTTGAATTCTATTGCCGTTTTTAAGAAGCTCGCAATTAAAACTTTCGCCGCCACTTACATCGTCACGAGCAACCCCCATATGAACCGAAATAAAATAATTACCACTAACAGGCACAACGTATTTGTAATTTGTTGTGTCAAAAGCGTTACCCACGTTAATGGTGGTATTGTCAAATGGGATTGGGGTAGTAGTTTGATAAACACCATCATCCGCATAAGCGTGGAAGGCGGGTGTCGCTGGCTTAAATACACGCCCACTGCTGTCAATCGTCATTGCCGCAGTTCCAGCCGCATTTTGGATGGAGTCTACTTTTAATATACTTGTCATTTGTATCTCCTATCCTACTAAGTGGCCGCTAAAATTAGATTGGTAATAAGCCATAGTGCCACTTGTATTGCCAGTAACACCTACTCGCAATTGTTGATTTGCAGTACATTGAACAGTCCCAGAAGCACCAACATTAAAATAATAATTAGCTGCTGCTTGTGACATGATAGCACTTAATCCAGCTTCTGCTGCGTTTGCTCCGCTTGATTTAGCAACATCATAAACGTAACCATAAACCCAATAACCAGCACCTAAATTACTAACTCTTAAATTCCAACTTATGTGATACAATCCAGCCACAGGAATTGTAATTGTTGTTCCACTGGTAAGAGTTATACCGCCAGAAACAAACGGTGGAAAAGAGGGGTCAGTTAAGCCAGATGAATCTGATTTCCAATCTGCTATATCAGAGTTACTGGAAGAAATAGTATGGGTAATTGATGGTGTTCTAACGCAATACCAAGCAGGGATTACTGAACGCTTAACCCTTCCACTACTATCAATCGTAGCCGCTGTAGTACCGTTAGTATGTTGGAGGGTTTCCACTCCTATAATTGAAGCCATGTTATCCTCCTATCCT